ATTTGCATCAGACCTCCAAAAAGAAAAGGGGCCCGAAGGCCCCTGTAGTTACTGCATCAGCCGTTAGACTACGATGCCGTCATGCGCGTGACAGAAGGCCGTGGGCTGGCGTACAGCCACATCAACCGTCTTGAACACGACATAGCGAGTACGCCCCTTCAAACTGTGCGTATAGGGATCGACCATCATTTCCAATCCGCCCCACTCGCCAACCATCGCCTGCCGGAAATCGCCAAGGATGTATTCCTCGGTGGTCATCTGGTTTGTTGCAAAGAACCGATGGCCCAGAAGGGTTGTAGATTCATTGCCGAGGATAAAGTTGCCCTCAACACCAGACCCTTGCCGTGGCGTAGTCATCAGTGCTTCCCATCCCGCCGGGGACAGCATCCACGACAGCGATCTAACGTAAGCGTTGTCGTCCATAATTAGACGCACCATTTTCACCAGCTCGGCAAAAGTTGGGTTTGCTGCCGCAAGATCAAGCGTATTAATTCCGGCCTGATTGACGATGCCGGTGGGCTGTCCGCTTGCACCGCTGCCGTAAAGGATCGCCTTGTCGAGACCAAGCGCCATGCCCTCGGCCAAGTCTGCACGAATAAGCCCCTCAATATCCGGCGTAGACTGCTGGCGCAGGCGACGACCTGCCTCAGTAAAAACAGCGAGGTCTTTTGGTGACATTGTGATTTGATCGAATTGCGGCTCCGATTCCGTTGCGTCACCATCCTCTGCGGAAATCCAGGATGCGGCTGCACCGGACGTTTGCCGGGGTATCTCCACGGTTCCGACCAGCCCAGACATCATCCGAACACCGGCAGCAGTGCAATACATCGAATTACGCAACACATCCACAAACGAACCGGCAAGAAGATCGGCCTCAACAAGCTCTGCGCCGTCAGTTGCCGTACCTGCGGTAAGGGTACGATGGCCAGTTAGAGCAGACTCTGGAATGAACTCACCACGCGGCTGGAAGTCTGGCCCGAAGCTGCGAACAGCCGCAGAGCAAACGTCAAGCTCAAAAGCCGCGTTTTCTTGAGACTTTCTATCGCCGGGACTGGCCAGAGCTTCCATTAATCGGAACAACGAAAACCGCTGCTGCTCCTTGCTGGAGAGGTCAACGTTGCCATCAGTTGACGCCTTGGCCTTAACGTCATTGTTGCGTCGGCCAATCTCCTCAAGAGATCGCTGATTAAAAAGCTCTACATCCCAATTTTCCTCAATCGCCTGGTTAGCAAGATCCTGAGTGCGATACTGGTCAGAAAGCTCCTTAATCGCGTCAATGCGCCGCGCGTTTTCGTTCTGAATGCGCTGCATTTGTGCATCTACGCGAGACTCTACAGACGGCTCCGCCTTGGCTTCGACGGTGTCATTTTTGACATCATCAGTCATGGTATTTTCCTCTAAAAAAGTTGAATGTGAGCGACCAACTCCGACTGTTGGGTCGGCCGGGACAGACACGATGCTTACTTCAAACGGCTCCCAGTCGGTCACGCGCACAAGATCACTCTGGCCATCTCGCTCAAAGGTCTCGTACTTGTGAATCCGATAACCAACCGACACTTGCTGGCGGATTCCGTCTAAAACATCCTGCTGTATCTCGCGCCCACGAACAGACCTTGAAAAGCGGATCACTGCCCGCCCTTTTTGGTCTTTATCGATACGCGCGCTTTCCACAACGCCAACCTGATCGTCAACGTCATGGTTGACCAAAACCGCTGCGCCGCCATTCAGACGGTCGAGCCTCACACTCTGCGGATTATGGTCTAAAACCTCATCGCCAAACGCCCGCGAATACGGAACGTCTGACGAAAAGGCAATCTCTATTGACACCCCATTTTCATCTAGCGATTTTTTCTCAATAGCAAAGCTGCGCTGAGATTCGCATGGTATTTCCAATACTGTCATTGCTCCGTGTCCTTTTCTTTTGGCGCTATACCCAACTGATCCATCATCTGAACATCGCGCTCAATCTCACGCCAAACGGCGTCGGGGTCGTCGCCTTGCTCTCGCATGATCTGTGAATAACTCTTAAGTCGGTGGCGTAGCGCAAGCTCGTTTGCGTAGCCGTCCTTTTGTGGATCAACCCATGCCCACCTGCGGGGCTGGAAGTGCGCTGCACGGTAGGTTTCAAATGGGCGCGAAAGTGGCATCACGCCGATCTTTATGGATTTTTTTGCGAGTGAGCTTGTGAGCCATCCTTGATATACCGGAGAAATCAGGCAGCGAATAAACCAATTTTGGAGCAGCTTCCAAATCTCTCGATCCTCTAGGACACCAGCTCGAATGCTGCTGTAGTTAACGCCCTCAAGGTCGCCAGATAACGTGTGATATGAAACGCCAAACCCGCTTGCAATGGATTGAAGTTGGGCCTTAACGAAGTCGCCGTACATCTGGTGCGGGTAGGAGCTGTCCGCGTGAATTACCTCACGGTTGCCGATGTCCTTAATGGTTCCGGCTTCGTACTCATCAAGAGTTACGCCGTTGCCATAGTCCTCATCGCCTTCGTATTCCTCGCCTTCGGGAGACCGAAGGAAAGACATCGTTGCAGCCGTTGATCTGGCTTTTACTAACGCCGCCTCCTCGTATTTTTCAAGGTGCTTGGCGCGCTCCAACGCTGAGTGCATCCACGGAATACCGCGCGACTGATCGGGCCACTCGTTAATAAATCCGTGAATAATCTCTGATGCGTCTACGGTCTCTGGATCGCCCAGCCCGTAATTCCCCCATTGGTCTGCCTTTTTAATACGATAGGATATCGCCTTGCCATTTTGATCATACTCAACGCCAAGGCGAACAACGCCCCTTCCAGTCTTTGTATTGACTGTCACGTCCAAAAGCTCGGGGTCTATGCACTCAAGCTGGAATCCATATTTTCCTGTAAACCGGATGCGGAAAATAAACTCTCCGTCTTGTACCGCCGAAGAAATTGCCAAATGCTGAAGATCCTGCCATGTGCATCGCCCACGGTAGTCAGCGTGGTTTAGCGCCCAGTCCTTAAATGCGGCCTCAATAGCATCATTTGCAGCAACGTCTAGCACCTCACGCCCGGCGCGACGGTCAAAAAATGTAGTCTGAGCCTGTACCGTTATTCCAGAGTGCCCAACCACGTTAGATTTCACAGACGAAACGTACCGCTTTCCATAAGGGTTTTTGCGAACCATGTCGCGCGACCTTGCTCGGATTTTCTGTAGCTCCGTTGCAAGGTAAAAATCTATTGAGCTAGAACCGGTCTGCCATCCGCTTAAAAGCCGATCCACCTCAGTTGAAAAAAAACCGGAGCGGGCCTTGCTCATGGGGTTCGGCCCGTAGTTCTTTTGGCGACGGGGAGGCTTTGCTGCTTTTGAAAACCAACCCATACTAGGCCCCCATCTTTATCAGTGTGCGCGTAGCGTGTGCGATGCTGTGGCAGCGGCTGATACTTCAATAAAACCGCGATCAACTACCGCCTCAGACCCCGATGCGTTGAGGATTACCGCCTCCCACGCATACGTCCCCGACTTGAAAAGCTCCGTGTCAAAGGACTCCATCTCAATGAAGTAATCGCCGTCCGCCTCAACAGCAAAAGCCTCTTGAACGTCCGTGGTGTCTAGCTGACTGGTAAAGCGATACGACAACTCATAGGACGCAGGTGGGTACACAGCCGCAATATCAGTGCGCCGCCATACCCATCGGTCCTTTGCGACAGCCGTGCGAGGCTCCCGCGCCGGATATTGGCTGCGGTCAAATACGTTTTGCATAAGGGCCTCTTAGAAGTCGGTCGCCCAGTTCCTGCGCTTTCGGGCAGGGCGGCGGCGCTGTGTCGTGCGCGGCAGTTCTTGCTTTTCGGTGCTTTCTGGCTTGGCCTTCTTCTCCAGATTGCGGGATACCGCGCCCCACATTGGATTCAATATTTTGAGCGCCGCATACGAGTACACACGGCAATCCAGCGCTTCGTTTCGGGAGCGGACCTTGTGCCATTCCTTCGTCGGACGGCCCAAGCGGTATTTGGTAATCAATTTTTCTGATGCAAGCTGGGCAAAGTATTCCTCATCACGCTCTAGCGGGAAGTGGCAATATCCCGGCCCTTCGTCCGTCATCTTCAGCCGTGCGTAGATCGTGCCTTTAGCGTCATCCACGCCAATCTGATACAGATCAACCTGCCTGCGATTCTTGCCTGATGTTGCCCTAGAAACCTTGGCGACAGGCCGCCCAGCGCCAGCAACACCCTTGCCTGCAAATAGACGATGGTGAGCAGACTTCCGCACAAAGTCATAAACGCGAGTTGTCTGATCCCCTGAGTCAATGACCGCAGCCGTGATGTGCATCGACGTGCCGGTTTCATGCTCATAGGTTTGGTGTAAGGCATTTTCTAAGTCCTGCCACACCTCATCTCGGGCTGTATCGCCAGGGATAATGCGGTAATCGATATTCCACGACTCCTCGCCCTCTCCCCAACCAACGACCTCCATCTCTAGCCGGTCGCGCTGAACGTCAATGCCTGCCGTCAATATGAGCGCGTCAGAGGGCACGGGAGCGTTGTATTTCTGCCTGCGACCGTACAGGCTGTTTTGATCTACCTGCTCGCCACGGTCCTCCCACGGCTCACCAAGGGCGGTATTGATAAACGTCCGTAAGGTTTCCGTGTTCTTCTTGGCAGATAAGAACGTCCGCACCATATCGGCAAGGGTTGACCACGGGCTGTAAAGCTCCGACAGATGAAACCCTGCTATCCGGCCGCCGGACTCTGTGGCCTGCCATTGGCCGTTAGCTATTGCGCTCTGTCTGTCTGGTTCGCTCCAAATTGTTGAACAAGACTCGCAGCAATAGCCTGCCGTCTCGGGGTCATGGTTCCCCTCATCGTCCTGCAACCACTTCACCTGCCCCCATATCAGCCTCTGCCTGTGGCCGCAGTGGGGGCACGGCACCATGAAATACCGCTTATCAGACTGCTCAAACTCCGATTCAATCCGAGAAACACCCGCAGCCGTGGGGGTGGAGGTCAAGATAACCTTGCGATTCCAGAACGTAGTCGCACGTTTTCTAGCCAGACTGACGGGATCACCCTCGGAACCTGCACTAGCGGGGTAACGATCCACCTCATCGCAGAGAACGATTCTTATAGGCCGCGAAGCAAGCGCAGCAGGCGCGTTACTTCCGACCATTGTTATATGGCCGCCAGGGAACCGCTTACTGAGCAGCGTGTTCTGACTGTCCCTGCGGTTTGATATATGCACCCTGCCCTGCAATCGAGGGGAGTCCCTAAGCATTGGCGCTAGTCGGTCCTTTGACCACGTTTGCGCCATCTCAACCGTAGGCTGTAGGACAAGAATCGGCGCGGGGTCTTGGTCAATGTGATAGCCAACGATGTTATTGACTATCTCGGTGTTATGCGTCGGAATCATTGCTCGCCCGGCGAGAAACAAGTGACTCGGGCTGTCCACTTGAATGCACCGGACCGGAACAGAAGGGATAGCATCAATTCCGACAATTCTCCGGCGCTCCGTCTCCGAAGTACGCCTCCCCTCCCTAGACACCTGCCTCTCTAGCTTCCGAGGTAGCCGAAATACTGGCGTATCGGAGTAAACGAGAAAACTGATGCGCAAGGCTTTAGATTTCTGTCCTTTTGCCGGTTTTTCGTAAACCGTGTACTTGATCCCTAAAGAGGCAAGAATCTCGCAGGCCCCTGTCGCTATGTTCTCAGATGCGCTCACGAACTCGCACCGTCCTCGCTTTGTCACATGACCATCCGAGTCCATCAAACCCTGTAGTAAGGCCAAACGCTGGCTGTACGAGGCCCGCAAGTAAGCATCCGGTACTTTTTTCTCGCCCGGAAAAAAACCTATCGCGGCCATATTGGATCGAAACCCGCCAGTCAGCGCAGGGAGTGCTTCTTCTTCCAAGCCTCGCAATCGGCGTTGGCTATTTTTTGAGCGAATTCGATGGCACTCAGCGCAACCGTGCCCGGTCTTGCCAGTCATCGAAAGGTCGTGTCCTCGGCAACAGAAGTCACCTGTCGGATCAATAAGTACATCGCTACACGTTCGCTTTTGCTCAATCCGTCCGCGATAACCCGCAGACTGGACTTCCGTCAAAACGTGGCAGGCGTCGTCGTTGTGGCAAAAAATACGAGACGACGCGGTATGCCCGTCTCCTAGCCACAACCCAAGAATATAAGGGTCAACGGGCAGCGTGGCCTCCGGCAAATCAAGAGGGCGGGCCACATCAATAGCGTATCGGTTGCGTTGCCCGCGCTTGTAATCTATCAGCATCTCGCCGGTTGTCTTTACCGCGAAGCCGCGCTCGTACTCATCTACGGCCCACTGATGGTCATGGTCCGCAATTAGATTTGCGCCATCGCTGAATGTCACGCGGTAACACTTTCTGTCGTGCATGATTGGCGTTGCAAACTTTACATGGCAAACGGAGCCGCGCTCATCAAGTAGCGCATCGCCGGGCACGATATCGCCCATTAGTTTCCAGCCTGTTGGCGTCGGCAGCGGCGTATCAATTGCTAGTGCTTTGCCCACCTGCGCGGAGGACATGACAACAATCGTCTCGACCTTCGGATCACTGACCGCATCCATGATGCCGCGCTGGTATTCAGCCCGTGATGTTATCCACTGCCCAGGCTCAGAGCTGGCCTCACTGGATAGCTGGCGATACCGATCCGCCCACTCGCTAACCGTCAGCTTCGGGGGTGACTTCCAAACCCTCCCCGCTTCTCCCATGATCTGCATATTCGGTATACAACTCGTCTAGTGCTTCATGGACGCCAGACTGCAAGGCTTCACGCGCCTGCCCCGCGTCATCCAGCGTGATAACCACATGGGCCAGCTTGCTAGGCAGGCTTAGTAGCTTTGCGCGGCAGTTGGCGATAGCGTCCGACACTTCGGCAACAACCGTTGTGCGCCTCACCAGTTCGCCGTTTAGCTCCCGCTCCTCAAGGGCCGCAATGTTGGCCTGATGGTGCGTTAGTCGCGCCCGCTCCTTTTGTGAATCAAGCTCGCCAACGTCAGAAACAACACGCCCCGTTGCCTTTCCTCGCATATATCGAATGTATGCCACGCGACAATCGTCAAGCGAAAGACCACCAGCGCCAGACCCTCCTGGCAGCACGCCAGACTTAACAAGGGTGCGGACCTGACGAGAGCTAAGATCAATATGGGTGGCAACTTCTTGCTGGGTAGCCATTACAACAGCGTTTCCCGTCTTGCGCCTTTGCTGATGTTTTCAGAAGCCCACATCGGGCGAAGGTTAGTGAGCGCCCAGCATTGTTGAAATTCAGGATTGTCTGTCGTCTCGTATGAGAAAGACGATTGAGGGATGATGTGGTCAATGTGCCAATCAGCCATGTTGTCCCACGACATCCCAGGCAGGAATTGCCGCTCAAGATGGATCTTCAAATCACTAACTGTATAGGGCAGGGCATCACGCCATATCCCGCCCTCAAAACCGGACCGCAAGTTTTCGCGCATCCGCTTGGAAATTCGCCTTTCTAGCTGTCTCTTTGGCAAAGATTCCCTGCGTTTCCGTGATGCCCTGATTCTTTCTGCTACTTCCGGCCTAGATCGCCACTCGCGCTGGTATTGTTTGCTCCGCTCCGGATCTGCCTTTTTCTTTGTAGCGCACTCGCAAGAACGACACTTCCTTAGTATTGAGTAACCATACTTTGTGGTTTTTGCTTTGACCCTTCTAAATTCGGAAATCGACTTTTCCGTTTCGCATACACTGCAAACCTTGAACAGCGGGGAGTGGTCGCCACCGTGCCGCCGCCTCCACCGATACTCGGGCAGAGCGGCACGGACCTCACTAGGGTCATACTGCGCCCTCAAGTAATGACCCCTACCGATCAACCCCATTTTCTTCATGCGCCAATGTGTGTGCAGGTCAATGCCTACCTCGGCGCAAACCTCTATCACCGTCATCATGCTAGGAACCGGAAGTTATAAACAGGCTCTGAC